GGACCAACACGGTCTCCGCCACCACCCTCTTGTCGCGCAACCAGGTCTATTTTGGCTATGACTTCAACACGTCACTGCGGCTCTACGCAGACAGCGCCAACTCGATCTGGCAGGTGCACAGCTCCAACGCGCGGTGGGCGTATAACCGCCTGTCGGGCAACATGGCGTTCTTCGGCACCTCGGGCGCGCCGCTGCTCCAGATCAGTGACAGCACCTTCATCTCGGCGCATGCGGCCAGCTTCAAGCCGGGTGGCGGACCCTGGGTGGACAGCTCCGACAAGCGGATCAAGACGGTGCACGGCCTTTATACAAGAGGGCTCAAGGACCTGCTGCGGCTCAACCCCGTGCGCTACAGCTTCAGGAATAATTGCGCGATCGGTGGCTACGCAATCCATCAATTCGAGGCCGGCAAAGAGCGCGCGGGCTTCGTGGCGCAGGAGGTGGAAACCTCCTGGCCCGAGCTTGTCTCGCGCACCGAAGGCCAGATCGATGATGTCTGGACCAAAGACATCCGCGTGCTCGACACCAACGCCATTTCCTACGCGATGATCAACGCCCTGCGCGAAATCGACGCGCGCCTGCGTGTCTTTGAATGGAGGCCCGCCGAAGATGGACCAACAACCACCACTGCCAATACTCCTGCCAATCCACCCGATGAGGGAGACCCCGCATGAACCTGATATCCGTGCTGGTCACACTGCTGATCCTGGTCCTGGTCTTCGGCCTGTTCTATTGGGTGATCCAGCTGTTTCCCCTGCCCGAGCCGTTCAAGCAGATCGCGATGGCCATCCTCGCTTTGATTTTGGTCCTGGTGTTGGTTTCGATCCTCCTGGGCGGGGTGTCTCTGCCGATACTGCGCTACTGATGGACCCGCGTCAGGATGCCTACCGGAGACAACGCCTGGCGCACACCGATGCCTGGAGACAAGCCGACAGCGAAGACTTCTGCCTGCGCAAACACGTAGACCCAGCCACGGGAAAACATTTGCCCTTGCCCGAGGGCGTCTACCCATTCGAGGAGACCTGACCGCCATGGCCGACAGCTCCACCCACCCGATGGCCGTTTTTCGGGTTCTGCGCAACGCGTTCCGCCGTTTCGTCGGTGTGTCCAACATCTCGATGGCCGCCGTCGGTGCCAGCTCACCGGCGGCCACCCCCACCGTCATCACCGGCACGGTGCTGCCGGCCAACGCCGCGACCGCGATCACCATGGAGATCATCACCGATCCGGCCGCCGTGCGCGTGCAGGTGCAGACCGTGCCGGTGACCAGCGCGGGCACGTTCACCGCGACGTTCACCCTGCCCGCCGGCACCTACAAGGCGCGTATCACCACCATCCCGCCGGCCTCACATGCCGCCGTGCTGTCGAATGCCTTCACCAAGACCTGACGCTGCCGATCTGGCCGGCCAGGTCATCGGCAACGGCCATTGCGTTGCCTACGTGCGCCGGGCCGCCGGCCTGCCGCGTTCGACCCTGTGGCGGCGCGGCGAGCCGGTGCGGGGCGCGGAGTGCGAGAAGGGCACGCCGATCGCCACATTCACATCGAGCGGCACCTATGGCAGCCGCACGGATGGATCATCGCACTGCGCCATCCTGGTGGCCGAGCAGCTCGCCGGCCTGCTCGTGTGGGACCAGTGGGTCGGCCAGCCCGTGCATCAGCGACTGATCCGGTTCAAGTCCGGGGTCGGGCCTGCGTGCGATGACGCCGACCGATACCACGTGATCGAGGTATGGGAATGACCGAAGAGCAGCAAGGCATGATCGCCGGGATCAGCTCCAAGGTGATCCAGGCCCTGCCGGGCCAGATGCTGCTCCAGCTCTTGCTGAATATCTGTTTCATCGGCGCGCTGTTTTGGTTGCTCTCAGCGCAGAACGCCTCGCGCGAGAAGGCCATCATGGTGCTGCTGGAGAGTTGCTCCAAAACGGTGCCGATGGAAGCGCTTCCGCATTTCATGCAGAAAGGACAATGACCCATGGCTCTGCCGAACCAGATGCCGATCCCCATCACTCTGTCCGCTGAGCAATGGAACACCGTGCTCGCCCTGCTCAACGAGACCGGGCCCTATCGTGTGGTGGCGCCCCTCGTGCAGGCGATCACCATCCAGTGCATGGCGCAGGATCAGTTCGACCAGCAGGGCCTGGTGCAGGACGTCCAGCAGCGCCCGGTCGGCGAGACGGAGGCCGACCCTGCCAAGCCGACCCTTCAGTGATCTTCAACAATTGGACGTCGGCCGAGGACGCGACGCTGCACAAGATGCACGAGGAAGGTTGCGACCTCGACGTCATGGCGGCGCGGATGCCCGAGCGCACGCGGGAAGCCATTCGCAAGCGCTGCTGGAAGCTGGGCATGCGGAACTACGATCCCCGGGCGGAGAATGAACAGCCTTGGGAGCCTTATCCGGGCATGCTCAAGCGGCGCTGCCTGCGATGCGATTACTGGTTCGCCACGCCGATCGAGGACCCGCAACCGGTCTGCGCTGACTGCCAGGAGCCCATGAGGTTGTCCACAAAGCGTTGATGCGCCTAGTTTGTTGCCTGTGTCGCCAATAGGAGACGACAAGATGTGCAGTCCCGAGCAAATGCAGATGCTGAGCCAGATGGCTGCGCCGGTCATCTCGGCGATGATGCAGGGCGGGGCGCCAGGCCAGCCTGGGGCCATGCCGGGTGGTCTGCCCGGTGCGATGACTGGTGGTATGGGGGCCGCTGGCGGGCCCGTGGGCGCCAGTCCTGGCCTCCCTGGCGTGCCTGGCGCGGCGGCGGCCGGCTACTCGCCGCCGGGCGCCGCAGCGCCCATGCCCATGCCCATGCTGCCGCCCGGCCAGCCGATCCCACTGCGCGGCCCGTCGCCCAACCTGCCGCCCGTGCTGCCCGGCCGATAAATGGCGGTCACCCAGCGCAAGGGCAAACGCCTCCGCCGGCTGATCACCCCGGACGTGGCACCTGGTCTCTTGTCTCCCGACGAGACCGAGGCGCGCATCTACGAGCGTATGGCCGCCGCCAAGAAGGCCCAGGACAATCTTCTGACGTTCGCGCAGTTCATGCGCCCCGATCCAAACGACGCCGACGACGTGCGGCGCTCGCTCTATGTGACCGCGCGCCCCCATCGGGCGGTGGCCGATGCTTTGATGAAACTGGAAAGCGGTGAAATCCGCCGGCTGATCATCAACATGCCGCCCCGGCACGGCAAGACCGAGATCGCGTCGAAGCTGTTCCTGCCGTGGGTCGCCGGCCGGCATCCGAGGTGGTCCACGATCTTCGGCTCCTACAACCAGACCTATGCCGAGGACATCGGCCGTGCGGTGCGCGAGGTGATGACCAGCCCGCTTTACGCGCAGGTGTTCCCCGAGACCGCCAGCCGGCTGCGCACCGACAGCCAGGCCAGCGACCGGCTGCAAAACTCCGCCGGTGCCGTCTATGCGTTCGCCGGGCGCGGCGGGACCATCACCGGTCGCGGTGGTGACCTCTTGCTGTGCGATGACCCGATCAAGGATCGCAAGGAAGCCGACAGCAAGCTGATCCGAGACCAGCTCTGGGAGTGGCTGCTCCAGGTGTTCCGTTCCCGCATGATGACCAAGGATGCGCGTATTTGTCTCATCCAGACGCGCTGGCACGCCGACGATGCGGTTGGGCGCATCACCGATCCCGACAACGAGTATTACAACGAGGCCACGGCGGCGCTCTGGCACATCGTGGACCTGCCCGCGCTGGCGATGCACGACGACCCGATCGGGCGAGAAGAGGGCGAGCCCTTGTGGCCCGAGCGCTTCGACAAGGCGCATTTCGAGGAAATCCAGCGTTCTGATCCGCGCGGCTTCGCCGCCCTCTACCAGGGCCGCCCGGTGCTGCCGGGCATGCGGTTCTTCGACGACAGCTGGTTCATGCCCTACAGCCCGAGGGAACTCCCCGATAAGAGCATGCTGCGGATATACGTGGCGTCGGACCACGCGGTGTCGGTCGATCAGACGCGAGACAAGACCTGTCTCCTGCCGGTGGGCGTGGACGCCGACGGCACGATCTGGGTGCTGCCCGACGTGTGGTGGCGGCACGCCAACACCGATGTGGTGGTCGAGGCGATGCTGGCGATGATCCGCCGGCACAAGCCCCTCGCATGGTTCGCCGAGCGCGGGCACATCTCCAAGAGCATTGGACCCTTTCTGCGCAAGCGCATGCTGGAGGAGGGCGTGTTTGCCTCGATCCGTGATCTGCCTCTGGCGGCTGATAAACAGACCCGTGCCCAGAGCATGCAGGGGCGTATGGCGATGCGGCGCGTGCGGTTCCCGGTTTTCGCGCCGTGGTGGCTGGAAGCGCGCAAGCAGCTGTTACAGTTTCCGCACGCTCCCCACGATGATTTCGTTGACGCACTGGCATGGATCGGCCTCGGCCTCGACAGCATGGTCGGCGCACGGCCGGCTACCGAGAAGCCCCGCGAGTATGCGCCCCTGACCTTGGGCGCGATCAAGGACCAGGCGAAGCGTGATCGTCTGGCGCGTGTCAGCACGGGAGGCTGGTGATGGCGGATCGATACCGCATTCGGTTGTCGTGCGAGCCCTGCGGCGTCACGACCCAAGCCACGGTCACCGAGCCGGAATGGCACCCCGTGGTGATGGGTATCAGATACGACGCGCCGCTGTTCAGGGACCAACACAACCACGTTGGCGCGACGCTGAAGGAATACACGTTCACCTGCCTGGCGTGCGGTCTTGAGCCTGCTTTCGCATGGGGTGACTGGTCATGAGCGACACGCCCTACGGGCCAGACCCGAACGCGCCTGATCCGACCTCGACCGTCGAGCCGGCTCCGCCTGGCCCCTTCGTGCCGCGAGACAAACCAACGGTGTCTCCCGAGCGCCAGGCGCTGCTCAACGACATACAAGGCGACATACGGGCCTCGCGCGAGCACTGGAAGCCCGTCTATGACCGCATGCTGGACGACCAGAATTTCGCCATGGGCCTGCAATGGCCCGGTGCGTCGCTTTGGAAGAAGCGCGAGGACGGCGACCTCTATGTGGTCAACATCGTCCTGCGCCACGTGCAACAGCTGACCGCCACGCTTTACGCCAAGAACCCGCGCGTCTCGGCCAAGGTGCGCAAGCGCATCATGAACACCGTGTGGGACGGCACCATGGAGAACCTGCAACAGGCGATGCAGGCGCTGATGATGAACCCCATGGACCCTATGGCCATGGCCGTCGTGCAGGACGCGCAGAACGTCAAGGCGACCGAACAGCTGCTCAAGCGCATGGGCCAGACCCTGGAGCTGGTCTACCAGTATTCGGTGGACGAGCAGGCGATGCCGTTCAAGAACATGATGAAGCAGGTGGTGCGGCGTGCCATCATCTGCGGCGTCGGCTACATCAAGCAGGGCTTCCAGCGGGTGACCAGCCGCGATCCCTCGGGCGCCAGGTCCGTCGCCGACATGCAGCAGCGTATGGACACCCTCAACCGCATGGCGGCCGACATCGCCGATGGCGAGGTGTCCACCGGCAGCGCCACCCATGAGGACGCGCGCCTCACCCAGCAGGCCCTTCAGGCCGAGCCCGAGCTGATCCTGCGCGAGGGCCTGATCTTCGATTACCCTGACAGCCACATGATCATCCCCGATCGCGGCTGCCGGCACCTCGGCAGCTTCCTCGGCTGTCGGCGTGTCTCTGAGCAGTTCATGTTGACCGAGGCGCAGGTCCAGGAAATCTACGGGGTCAGCCTCAAGTCGGGCTTTGCCGCCTACAAGGCGACCGGCAACAGCATGGCGAACGGGGGCGCTGACAACGCCCAGCTCACCGCCTATGTGGCGGCGTCACTCCAGGGCAATTCCCAGGACGGCACCGGCAGCCGGGGCCAGACCTACGCGTGCGTGTGGGAGACCTACGACTGCACCACTGGCCTGGTCTATGTGTCGTGTGACGGCTACTGCGATTTCCTGCGCGAGCCGGCCAGCCCCGATGTGAAGACCGAGCGCTTCTGGCCCTGGTTCGCCTACATGCTCAACGAGACCTATCACGTCGAGACGCCCTATCCGCTGTCGGATGTCAGCCTGATGCGAGACATGTGCATGGACATCAACCGGGCGAGACAGGGCCTGCGCGAACACCGTCATGCGGCGCGACCCAAGACGTTTGTCTCGGCCGGTTCGCTCGATGACGAAGACAAGGCCAAGCTCCAGAACCACCCGGCAAGCGCGGTGATCGAACTCAATGGGTTGGCACCTGGGCAGAAGGCCGAGGACCTGCTGTTCCCGTGGCAGGGCCCGGGCATCGATCCCAACCTCTACGAGACCAAGACGGCGCTCGACGACATCATGCACGTGGTCGGCGTGCAGGAGGCGAACCTCGGCAGCACATCCGGGGCAACAGCCACGGAAACATCCATTGCCGAAAGCTCGCGGGTGTCATCGGTGGACGCCTCGATGGACGACATGGACGGCGTGCTCACCCAGCTGGCGCGCAACGGCAGCCAAATCCTCCTGCTGAACATGAGCACGGAAATCGTCCAGCAGATCGTCGGCCCCGGTGCGGTGTGGCCGCAGGCCCGGGCGATCGAGGTGGCGCGCGAGCTGTTCCTCGAAGTGGAAGCCGGCTCCTCGGGGCGGCCCAACCAGGCCAAGGAAATCCAGGTGATGACCCAGCTCGCGCCGATCCTGATGCAGGTGCCAGGCATCAACCCGGAATGGCTTGCGAGACAGATGCTGTCGCGCATGGATGACCGCGCCAACATGGACGAAGCGATGGCACAGGGCGTGCCGAGCATCATGGCGCTGAACGCGGCGATGAAGGGTGGGGGCCAGGGCGCATCGCCCGAGCAGCCCAACCCGGCGGGTGCGCCAGGTCCTGGCGGGCCAGGCGGCGAGCAGCCCAACGCACAGGGTGCCGAGGGCGCCAACAACACACCCAAGCCGGCCGGTCAGGGCGGTGCGGCACCGCACCCGCCGCAGCCTCGTCCAGGCATGGCGCCGGGCAACGGGCCGATGTTGAATTGACTTGACTGTTGCTCTTGCTTGACAGGTTGCACAGACAACGTGCAACAGTTCGTGGTGCAACAGGGGATTGGCCCGCTCGATGCCTCCGGTGGACGGGACAGACACTGCGATCGAAGCGAGCCAAGGGGCTGCTGCGTCTACCCAAACGGATACGGCGGCTTCCCCTGCTGTAGACACGTCCAGCACGACCGCTGCTGATACATCCAGCACGGGCGGTGCTGATACCACCACGACAACTGGCGCTGAACCGACGGACCTGCTTTCCGCCGTCCGTGCGGTCCTCAAGCCCGATACTGCTGAACCATCACCGGCAGAGGGCAGTGGCGCAGATGAGCCAGCATCTAAGTCAGGATCGGACAAGCCCGATCCCAATGCAGCAACTGCTGAAACTGATCCGAACCGAGAGCTAACTGAGGCGGACTTTGCCGACGTCGAGAAACCGTCGGTCAAGAAGCGCATTGATAACCTCCTCGCCCAGCGCGCTGCGGCGCGCACCGAGGCGGAGACCCTGCGTGATCCGGCCGGTCATTGGCAGAAACACGTCCAGTTCCTCGTTGAGAACCAAGTCTCGCCAGAGAACAGCCAAGCCGTCTACGGCATCCTGAGTTTGATCCATCGTGGTGATTGGGCAAACGCTGCCGCCGCTATTCGGCCCTGGTATGAGCTGGTCCTGCGGCAGGCAGGAGACATTCTCCCCGAGGACATCCAGCGACGCGTGGACGTGGGGGACTTGTCTCCCGAGGACGCCAATGAACTCTCGCGCGCCCGTGCTGCGGCAGCATCCGCCGAGCACCAGCGCCTGGCCAGCGAACAGCAACACACGGTCGCCGATACGTCCCGTCAGATCGACGGGACCCGTCAGGCGGTTGCGCAGTGGGAAACAGGTATTGCTCAACGCGATCCTGACTTCGCGCTCAAGCGTGTCGCGGTGATGCGGTATGCGCAGGCGATCGTCGCCGAACGTGGCTTGCCTCCTACCCCGGCCACGGCGGTGCAATGGGCCAACGAGGCACTCGGCGAGGTGAATAAGCTCTTCACCGCCGCCCGCCCACAGCCACAGCCAACGCGCCCTGCCCCGTCTTCCGGCACATCGCAAACCCGGGCCCGCCCCGAGCCGCGCAATCTCATGGAAGCAGCGAAATACGCGTTGGCAGACATGCGGGCCTGAGTGTGATGGATCACCTCAATGCCGTTCACAGCAGGCGAAATCGATAACATCGCCGTCGCCGCCTTGGATTATTACTTCAACAAGGGCAACAAGTTCGTTCAGACCATCCAGAAGAAGCCAATGCTGGATGCCTTCATATCTGCCGCCAAGACCTTCCCCGGCGGCAAGGGGAACATCTCCCTCGCCGTGAAGGGTGACTTCGGCGCAGCCGGCGTCAACGACACGCTGAAGGGCTATACGCACGACGATCAGGTGGCGTTCTACACGCCGGCCAATCTGAAGCGTGCAGCTTACACCTGGAAGGAAATGCACATCGGTCTGACGCTCACCCACACCGAGCTGAAGATCGACGGCATCAGCGTGACCGACAGCGCCGGCAATGGCTCCAGCACGTCCAACCACAGCGAGCGCGAGCTGACCGTGCTGGTGGGCCTGTTGCAGGACAAGATGGAGGACTTGGGCGAGCAGTATGCCCGCAGCCTCGATCTGCTGATCCACGGTGACGGCGTGACCGATGCGAAGGCGCTGGCCGGTATCATGGCGCTCCTCGCTGCCAACCCTCTCCTCGGCGTCGTGGGCGGTCTGAGCCGTGTGACCTATCCGTGGTGGCGCAACCGGGCGCGCACTGCCGCGCACCTGGCAGGAGGCGGCACCGGCATGGGGCCGGTCACCTCCAACGTGGCCGACGGCGGCGCGCTGCTTCAGGTCATCCAGAATGACTATCTCCAGCTCACCCGCTATGGCGGCTCGCCCAACAAGATGTTCTGCGGCAGTGCGTTCCTCGATGCCTTGCAGAAGGAGCGCCGTGCCAACGGGCTCTATTCGATGACCGGGGCCTCGGGCAGCCAGGACATGAGCGTTGGCGACATGACGATCGTGGGTGGTCTCAAGCCGATCTATGACCCGACGCTGGACGATCTGGGCCTCGCGAAGCGTGCCATCATCATCGATACGAACGCCATCTTCCTGGAGAAGATGGACCAGGAGTGGATGCACAATTTCACGCCGAACCGGCCGCATGACCGGTTCACCTTGTGGAAGAGCATCACCAGCACGGGGCAGATGGTCGCTACCCGGCTGAACTCCAGTGAGATCATCGACATCGCCTGAACCCACTGACGGGGTGCTGCCTTCGGTAGCACCCCACAGGGAGATACGCCCATGGCAGTTTTTCACGTCGGAGTTGGTGGTGGTGACTTTAACGATGCGGTTGACGCCGCGCTGGCTGAAGCCCGGCTGACGCCGGGCGGCGACACGATCACCATCGAGGCCGGCGAGTATGACCTGGCCCGTGCGATCCAGCTCACCAAGGCCGACAGCGGCACGACGTTCGTGGCCGAGGGCGACGTCACCCTCTCGGGCGGCGGCCGGGCCATCTCGCTGATCAACATCGATGGCGCGAGCGACATCACGCTCAACGGCCTGGCCTTCACCGACACGAAGGGCAGCGGCGAATACGACACCTCGCGAGCTGCGGTCGAGGTCACCGGCGAAGCCAGCAGCAACATCACGATCAACGACGGTGATTTCACCAACGTCGCCATCGGCGTCACCGCCATCTTCGGTGCCAACCATGTCAGCGTGCTGGATAGCACGTTCACCGATACCTGGGGCTGGGCGATCAATTTCAACGATGGCAGCAGCCAGAACACCGCGTCGGGCAACACGATCCTGCGGGCCGGCGCGCGCTACGAGGACGCCGCCGCGATCGAGATGGCGGAAAGCTGGGGCAACACGATCAGCCACAACTCGATCAAGGACGTGCCGCGCCACGGCATCGAGGAGCAAAGCTGGGACCCGACCAACCGCTCGGGCGGCAACGTGATCGACTCCAACCGCATCACCAACTACATGGGCGCGACCGAAGATGGCGGTGCCATCTACCTGTTTGGCGGCGATGATCCATTCACCCCGATCAGGACAAACATCACCAACAATAGAATTGAGGGCACTGCCGACGATTTTTCGTGGGGCATCTACATGGATGACCTCGTCAACGGCGCCAATGTCAGCGGCAACTGGGTGGACGGTGGCGGCGTGGCCTCGTTGATGATCCACGGCGGCGATCTGAACGAGGTCAACAACAACGTGCTGCTCAATGGTGGCCAGTATGGCATCACGGTGCAGGAGGGGCTGGTCGCACCCGGCCCCGCCAGGCTCGATAACATCCACCACAACCTGATAGCGCCAGCGGGCATTTTCGGCGCCTCCAGCTTCAATCCGTTGCAATTCCACGACAACATCTACGTCGGCGGGCCTGACAGTCAGTATTTCGGCTGGGACTACGAGACATTCGAGGAGTGGCAGGCGCAGGGCGGCGATCGTGGTTCCATCGTTCTCGATAGTCTGCCGGGTGGCATCGGCGATCCCGACAACCCGATCGACGGACCTGGACCCGGCGATCTGCCCGAGTTCCCGGATGGTGGGTTCGACCCCGACCTGCCGAATTTCCGGCCTGACTGGGACCCGATCCTCGATCGCCCAGACGGACCCGGCGAGCCGCCGACTGAGCCGGAGGTGTCCATTGATACGCTGCTGCTCCAGCTATCCGCGAATTATCTGCTATCCCCGCCAGAGTTCATCGTCTCGGTGGACGGCGAGGAGGTGGGCGACGGTGCGGTCGATGTGCGGCGCAGCACCGACGACAACCAGCTCTTCGCGTTCTTCGGCGACTGGGGGCCGGGCGAGCATGAGCTGACCATCCAGTTCACCAACGACAACCCGGTGCGCAATCTATGGGTGGAGGACGTGTATTTCGGCCATGAGCGGGTTGGCCCAGCGCGGGATGTAGAGGTGGGCGCGCTGCCGGGTGATGTGCTTACTCTCACAGTAGGATAACCACTAGTATGCAACTGATGAAATGCCACATCGCGGTCGGCGGCGACGATCTGAACGTCGTGGTGCGGGACCACGATACGGCGGTCACCTACCCCGAGCTGCTGGTGATCAAGGCGCTGCACGGCGGCGAGAACGTGCGAGAGATCGAGGATGCGGGTGACGTTGACCGGGACCCGGCCGAGGAGCGCGAGCGGCTGAGCATGATCTATGGCCGGGAGATCGTGCGCCAGGTGTTCCCCGGTGATCACTCGCCGCTGCCGGTGCAGGACATGCGGCGCAAGAAGGAGAAGCCCGACGTGTTCGACACCAGCGCCGAGACAGAGACCAAAGACAAGTCGGCGCCTGAGACAAAGGCCAGCAAGAAGTAATGGCCGGGGAAATGCCCCTCAGCGCCCTGGTGCGGGGCGTGCGCGCCGAGAGCGGCAAGAGCCTCAGCGTGGCTCTTGGCGTGGCCGAGCGCGACAGCATCGTCGCACAGCTCCAGCTGAAGCAGGAGGTGCTGTATTACGACTATGACTGGCCGGCGTTGATCTGTGATGCCAACGTGCCCCTGCTGAGTGACGGCACGCGGTTCTATCCGTTCCCCACCACGATCAGCTTCGATTTCGTCAATGACGTGTGGGCCTCGGACAAGCCCGATACGGGCTTCTACCCGCTGGTCTATGGCGTCGGGCCCGAGCAGTTCAACCTCGTGGCTGAGGGCACCACCGGCTGGCCGCTGCAACGCTGGCAGGCGGACGCCAATGCCTCCCAGCTTGAGGTCTGGCCGGTGTCCTCCGTGGCGGGCTACCTGCGGGTGACCGGGCGCAAGGCGCTCGGTCCCCTGGTAGCCGACGGTGACATGAGCACGCTGAACGGCACGCTCCTGGTGCTGTCAGTGGCGGCTGACATCCTGGCGCGCAACAAGGCCGAGGATGCCAAGGTCAAGATGGCGCAGGCGCAGCGCCACCTGCGCAACATCGTGCGGAGACAAGGCAGCAACAAGCAAAACCCGATCATCCTGGGCGGCGGACTGAGCACGAGCCACTATGCCCGCCTGCGCCCGGGCATCGATTATATCCCGTCCTAGGCCCAGTCATGCCCTACATGCTGGTGGAAGATTTCAGCCTGGGGATGGACCTGCGGCGTAGCCCGGTCACCGCGTCGCCCAAGAGCGCCCGGTTGATCCGGAATGGCTTCGTCAACGCGGGCGGCGAGATCGAGAAGCGCAAGAGCTTCTACCTGCAAAGCAACCAGCTCATGGGCACGCTCGGCCTGGGCTCGCTGGGCCTGGGCCTCTGGGTCTTTGGCTGGGACCCTCGGCCCGGCACCCTGCCGGGCTTCATCAACTACCAGCAGCTCACCAGCGGCGTGGCGCCCTGGTTGCGCGTCAGCGACATCGATGTGTTCGACAACAAATTCTATGTCGTCACCGAGGTCACGCCGAATGTCTATCAGCACTACTATAACGGTGTGGTGGTGTCGGGCGCACCGAACTCGGCTTCGGCTACAGCGCACCGCAGCAAGATGTATGCGGTCGATGGCTCGATCGTTTACTTTTCGGCGCTGAACAACCCGGCTGACTGGGTGACCGGCGGCGGTGCGACCGATGCCGGCTTCATCCAGCTCGACGGCCAGGATGAGGGCTCGGTGAGCCTGATCGGGCTGGCCACCTACTACGACCAGCTGGCGCTGTTCTCCCGCTCCTCCGTGCAGCTCTGGGCGATGGATGAGGACCCCAGCCAGAACCAGCTGATCCAGACCGTGGGCGGCACGGGGCTGGTCGCCCCGCAGGGCCTGGCCCGTTTCGCTACCGGTGACGTGCTGTTCATGCACGACAGCGGCGTGCGCAGCCTCAAGGCGCGCGATATGTCCAATGCCGCCTCGGTGTCCGACATCGGCTCGCCGATGGATGAGGAGCTGCGCAAGATCATCCAGAATGCGATCCTCACCGGCGGGCCTAACATCATTCCGACCAGCCTGAAGCCGTGCAAGGGTGTGGTCGAGCCAAGCACGGGGCAGTTCTGGCTGAGCATCAACGATCGCATCTACGTCTTGTCTCTGGCCCCGAGCGCCGACATCGTGGCCTGGTCGCGCTATGAGCCTGGGTTCATGGTGGATTACATGCACCCCGTGGGCTCGGTGATGTGGGTGCGCTCGGGTAATAGCCTCTTCGCCTACGGCAACGGCCCTGCCGAGGCATACGACACATCGGAGCTGGAAGTGATCCTGCCGATGATCGCGGGTAATGAGCCGGCGACCGACAAGATGTTCACGGGGCTGGACGCCGCACTTGAGGGCACCTGGATCATCGAGGTGGGCACCGACGTGCAGCAGCCCGACGTCAAGGAGCTGGTGGCCACCGTGGGCGGTCCCACCTTCAACATGCAGAACCTCGGACTGCAAAACTTCGGCACCCATATCGGCATCCGCGCCCGGTGTAGCGACCCGATCCGTGCGCGGCTGGCCAACGTGATGGTCCACTACAACAAGGGCGCTGACGGATGAGCGTGCTCGGCGAGCTGCCCGCCCGCCCGGTGATGCTGCCGGCCGACGTGATGAGCATGGCCTACATCACGCACCGGTTGCGTGAAGCCGACCGCATCGAGTGTTTCTGCGGCCGGCTGAACACCGCCGACGCACTGGCGATCGACGCCATGGCCGTGCCGGGGTTCGTTGACGTATGCTGGCTGGCGGGCGCACCCGTCGCGGCGATCGGCGGGAGACAACTTTGGCCTGGCGTCTGGTCTGTCTGGGCGTTCGGCACTGACGACTGGCCTCGTGTGATCCACACCCTCACGAAGCACACGATCCGTTACCTGGTTCCGGCCATGCTCAACCTGGGTGGTCATCGCGCCGAGTGCGCGACACACGTTGACCACCACGAGGCGCATGCCTGGTTGGAGTGGCTGGGCTTTGAGCGCGAAGCGCTCATGCGTGGCCACGGCAGGAACGGAGAGGATTTCTACCTCTATTCGTGGCGGAGAGCACAGGATGTGCATTGGTGGGGGCGGCGGCACGAACACCTCCGCGATCGACTACCAGAGACAACAGGACGTGCAAGCCCGGTTGGATGAGGCGTCGCGCCAGGCGCGCATCGCCTTGGGTCGTGAGCAGATCGATCGGTTGTTCGACAAGGGCGAAACACTGGTGCCCGGCACCGGCGTGGTCAGCGCGGTGCCTGGTGGTCAGACCATCCCAGGTGCGGCTGTCCTGATGCCGGGTGACCCTGGCAATCCCAGCGTGGTGCAGACACCGGCCTCCTGGCAGCCTGGGCAGCCGGCGTTCGACCAGGGTTTCTATGACCGCCGTCAGCAAGCCTATGTCGATCAGGCGCTGCCCGCGCTCACCGACCAGTTCACCAAGGCCCGAGACAACATGGCGTTTGCCCTGGCGCGTGCCGGGCTCACGCGATCCTCGGTGGCGGCGGACCAATACTCAGAACTCACCGGCAAGCGCGAGCAGGCGGCAGGTGAGATCGGCGTGCGCGCGGCGACCGACGCCAACACCCTGCGCAGCCAGGTGGCGGACAACAAGTCCAATCTGATCCTCGGCCTGCAAGCCTCGGCCGATCCGGCGGGTGCGTCCAACCAGGCGCTGGCGCGCACGCAGCAGCTCGCCGGCCAGCCGATCGGGGTGGACAGCCTGGGCGACGTGTTCGGCGCCGTCGGCCAGGGCATCGGCTCGTTTGTCTCGGGCGTGCGGCAGAAGCAGCTCTATGACCGGTGGGGCCCGCAAACGCTCGATCCCAAGAAGCCCACGTCGGGCTCGAATGTCACGGTCGTAGGGTAGGGACCAGTCATGTGCAGTTGGACGCTGGGGATCGCTGCCGCTGGTCTCGCCGCTTCGATCGGCGGCACCCTCTACTCGTCAAGTCAGCAGGCAGCGGTCGCTGACCGCACCAACAAGGCCGAGCAGGACAAGCAGGCCGCCAGCGCGGTAGCGCGGGACGCCGAAGACGCACGCCAGAAGGTGTTCAACGAGAAATCGATGGCCAACTGGCAGCAGCAGCTCACCGACCAGGGCGCCGGTGCGGTGACCAATGCGGTCGATACCGGCGCGCTGGCGGCGTCGCAGTCGGCCGACCAGGTGCGCAGCGCCTCGGCGATCGACCAGGGCCTGCTGCCCGGACAGACCGGCTCGTCGGTGGCGGACGTGTTCACCAAGGACGTGGCGGCCAAGACCGCGACGCGCATGGCTGACGCCAACAAGCGCATCGCCGCACTCGCCACGCTGGCCGGCTTCGATCGCGCCAACGGCTATTCCCGCGAGACCGGCCAGCGCTTCGGCGCTGAGCAGAACCTGCTGGGGAGCCAGCAGCGTGCGTCCCTCGGCCTTGGCTTGCAGGAAGGCGCACCGACCGGCCGGGCGTTCATCGGCAGTCCGTCCAACCTCGGTCAGGCAGTGAGCGGGGTTGGCCAGACCGCCTTGGCCTTCGCGCCGAACGCCACCGAAAATCTCAAGTCGCTGACCAACATCTTCTCGCCCCCGGGCGCGACGGCATAGGAGGCCGT